TCTTCTTCCTTAAATTCTTGAGTCATATCTGCGATTAACTTAGATTTTCTAGCTTCTAACGCTAATGTTAACGTTAAAATTTGTTGTTGTGTGTTTGGATCTTGTTGCAACATTGGATTTTGTTGAACAGCCATTTGTAATTGTTGTAATTGTTGTAGCTCTTGCATAAATTCTACTTCTATTTGTTCTTGTGCCATGAAAGCAATGTGTTCAAAAATATTTTTTTCTAATGCACCAAGAACTGCAGGATTATTTCTAGCTAAACTTGTTGCCATAAAATTTAAGTGAGTTGTAATATGT